GCTGGTCACCCTGCGTGTCCAGACCAGCCTGCAAGGCTTCATTTGAGGTTGCCATGTTGAGCCAACAGGAGATCGAGAACCGGCTAGCGGAAATCGAAGCAGAGATACCCAGGCTCCGCCTGGACATGAACACGTTCTACCGGGAGTTTGAGGACCGGACGGACCGACTCTGTGGAGACATCCGCGATGACCAGCAGGAGCACGTGCTCGACCGCCTGCGAGAGATGGTCGACCGTGCCGGCATCAATGGGTGAGCCCTGGTCCCCGCTGCCCCGCGAGTTCTACCACAGGCATCCCACCGCGGTAGCGCCTGAACTGCTGAACAAGATTCTCGTGCGCGCTGACGGGAGAGCTGCCCGCATAGTCGAGGTTGAGGCCTACGCGGGCAGTGAAGACCCCGCCGCCCATTCGCACCGCGGCAAGACCGCCCGGAATGCGACGATGTTCGGCCCGCCTGGCCACCTGTATGTCTACTTCTCCTACGGCATCCATTGGGGCAGCAATGCGGTGTGTGGCGACGTTGACGATGGCGCGGGTGTGCTTCTGCGGGCCGCCGAGCCGCTCTCGGGTCTTGACCTGATGCGGGAGGCTCGGGCTGCCGCCAAGCGCGACCGCGACCTGGCCAGCGGGCCGGGGAAGCTCTCTCAGGCCATGGGCCTGGATCGCTCGTTCGACGGTGCCGACCTTGTCACCATGGACCGGGGCGTCTCCATCGTGAGCGACGGCACACCGCCACCGGTGGACCCAGTGGTGAGCCCCCGCATCGGCATCAGCAAAGCGGTCGACCTCCCGTGGCGGTGGCACGTACGGGACCACGGCCACGTCTCCGGCAAGCGCTCTCCGCGCACGTAGCGAACCACGTCCCGGTGAGGTCCATGGGCGCCAGCTGCCCCCGCGTCCATGCGGGAGCCCGGCGGGGTTTGGCCTGGACTGTCAGTCGGCGCGCTGGTGCTGGCCGGCTCACAGTAGCCGGCCCAAGGTCCACGAAATGTCAGCGAACCCAGCACCGCGCTATCGGAGTAGGCCCTTGCCGCGGCGCGAATCCGGCGCACATGGCCAGGCTTCCGTGTGTTCTCCGTCGCACTTCGGGACTTTCGTTGGTCGAAGAAGCGACCGTTCCGAACCGGCTCCTACGTGAATCCGTAAATCGCCTAGGCGCCTGCGCTGCGGACACTTCCGCTCCGACCCCACCCTGCAAGTTGCCGGGACCGTTTACGCACGGCATACGAGCCGATCACGACACCTTCACTCCCACCCCCGCGTGCTCGACTTAAGTTCGACCTGCGGGGGAAGGCGGCAAGGAGTCTGATATGGGATACAGCGCGGAATACCTGACGAACGAAGAATGGCTTCAGCTGCAGGCGGCATACCGGCTTCACGGGAACGGGCCCGGCTTCTGGCAGGTGTATCAGAAGCTGCTGCATACGGCGTCCCAACGAGATGCGGGTGCGAAGGTTGACGTAGTAAACGAATTTGCGGGCGTGGCGGAGCGGATGGGAGTGCTGCCGCGAGCGATCTTGCTCCAAGCGCCTTGCTAGCAAAACGATGCGTGGGCCTCGCCCTTCTACTCTCACCATTACGGGCGAAAATTCCAAACGCCACCACGGCTCGCCCATATCGTCGTTAGGAAGTGGGCCACCCGGCGTCAACATCGTAGGCCTTCGCCGCTTCCATGGAGGAAATTCGACCAATTTCTTCATGGTGCGCGCGCTCAGCGCTGAAGCACGCCTGCACGTGGGTGGTGATCGCGTCGGCGATGCCCTGCAGGTCGGCCAGGGTGAGCGTCACCCAACCACTCTCCGCCTTGAAATCAAGCGTGGCTGGCGCACCGATCAAGGCGGTGGCGATCCGGTTCTGGTCCTCGATTCCGGTCAGCACCCGCACCCCGCCAACAGTGATTCCGCCGGTTTCGTGCTCCCAGCGCAGCGCGGTGGCACGTTCGCGAAGCCGGCGTTTCGCCTCCGCCAGGTCTTCGGACACGGCCTGCGTGGGGTGCACCAGCACGCCATCGACCAGAAGCCAGCCTGGGCCAGCGCCCCCGGCCTCCATCACGTGGTCGTAGCCCGGCAGCGTCTGCGCGAACGCAAGCTCTGCCTCGATGACGTTGGCGACCATTCCGCCACGGATCAGTGCGATGCGGCTCATGGAACGGTGTCCCAGTAGATGATGTCGATTTGCCCGCGATACCCGGTGCCGCCTGTTCGAGCGCCGGTGCTGCCTGATGTGCCCCAGGCGCCGCCGCCTCCACATCCAGTCTCAGTTGCGTCGCTACCGTTCCCGACGGAATTAGCGCCCATTCCGGCACCCGGATACACCGAGCGAATTTGCGGGGCAGCGCCGGACCCGCCGGAGCACTCTCCGTGGAAAGCCGAGTAAGCATCAGCCGTACTACTCGAGCCGGATGCGCCAGGGCTACTAGTTGACGACAAACTGGCATTGCCGTTGCCAGCACCGTCACCGACACCAGCTCCACTGCGACCGCCGAGACCCGCGCCGTTCGTGCTATTGGGCGTGGCACCACCTTTGCCGCCTCTGGCCAGTACCTCAGTACCTACAATGCTGGTGTCGCCACCATCTCCACCGGGAGCGACGATGGTGAACTGCGTACCGTCCCAAGCAGCTGCATAGCCGCCCGGTCCCGCAGAGCCGATAAGCACCGAATAGGTGGCGCCAGGGACGAGATTGGTGTCCTGCTCTTTCCTTTCCCCGCCGCCTCCGCCACCACCTTTGGCGCCGGCAGCCGCCGCACCACCGCCACCGCCACCGCCACCCCGCGATACGACGCGAACAGCCGGCAGCGCGGTGGCAGGAAAGGTCCAGTCCTGGCTGGTAGTAAAGGTGACTTGCTTCCGGTAGAGCATTCCGCCGCCTCCAGGCAACGTATCACCTGCGGGGAGCTGCACCGTCTCCCCGCCGACGCGCACAAGTGGACGCCGCTCGGTCACTTACAGCACCACGTAGTCGTAGTCGTCCGTGACCAGCTCCGTGGCGCTCTTGGCCATGCCCAGTTTCTGGTCGATCTTGCCGGTGTTGCCGGCGTCCGCCGCGTCCAGGGGCACCGCGATGACGCCCCCGGCAGTGCCCAGGTAGTAGTTGGTCCCCACGGTCAGGCCGGTGAGCGCGTCGTTGACCGAGTCGAGCGGGTAGCCCGTCCCTTCTGCATCCGCGGCGACGGACTCACGCACGAAGCCGTGGGCCGGGCGCGCGTTGGAGTTGTCGGCCAGGCGCGCCTTCAGGACGCCGCCGTCGGAGAAGCGGTTGTAGAACTTGCCGGCGCCGATCGTCTCGCTGGCGGTGATCGGCTCGCTGGGATCTGCGCCCGGGTCGTACATCGACGGATCCAGTTTGCCGTCGCTGCCCAGGGCCGGGATCTTGCCGGCGTCGCCAGCACCGGCCGAGGCGGTAACCGGCGTGTACTGCTTGGTCTCGCCGGCGTTCCGATAGAGGACCTTGTCCACCATTGCTTGCTCCTATGCCAGCTTCACTGGCTCATCGAAAGTGAGGTTCAGGCGGGTCGGCAGCGGGGCGTACCCGACCACGATTTCCCAGCCGGTGGCCGGCGGGATCTGGGTGAGCGCGCCGTTGGGCCCGGCGAACACGAACCCGGGGGACCATGACCAGCCAGCGTCATCGATCGATCCGCCGGCCTTGATGCTGATCGCGGCGCTTGCATCGCCCGCTGTAATCGATACGCCCAGCATCCCGGCGACCGACGCCGCGTCCGTGGGATCAAGGTGGCGGACGCCATCGGCGCCCTCCGAGACCAGCCGCAGGGCCGATACCGTGGCCGCAGCAGGGCGAACCAGGGGGGCCAGCGAGACAACCGGATCACCGGCGACGCCGTCGGCGTTCTCGACTTGGATGCCCTCGCCGGCCGCGATCGAGCGTTGATGCCACGACCCGTCGATCCCGCGTACGGTCAGGCCCGCCCCAGCCAAGGCAGCCAGCTTCTGCAGGTTCGCCGGCACCTCGCGGACGAGCCTCCAGACGGTCGACGCGATGCCGCCAGTCGATCCGCCGGTGTTGCCTCCGACGCTCCCACCGGCCTGGCCCCCGGAGTTGCGGATCTGAGACTCCTGGACCAGCGAGCCGTCCGGCCAGCGCAGATCCTTGCCGACGGTTGCCCCGTTGGTGCCATCGCCGCCGACCCGGACAACGCGCCCGAGCTGGTCCTTCAGCTTGATCTTCGTCCCGGCCATCACTGCGCCACGTAGGCCCGAATTACGGCTTGGCAGGCCGCGAGCTGGTCGTCTGCGTCTCGGCCGGCTCGAACAACAGCTCCCGCAAATTCCGCTCGGCGCTGGGCGGCCGCATCACGTTCGCGGGCGGCGGCACTGGCGTCGGACAGACGCTGGGTTTCGCAGCTCGCCCAGCCGTCGCGCAGCCGGAGATTGCCAGCACGCAGGTCAGCAACAACAGCATCAGCGACGGCCGGGGCCGCGGCGCGGGCTTGCTCATGGGTCTCTCCGATGGTGGCCAGGGTGTCGGCCTGCTGGTGCTCGGCGCTGCGAGCGGTTTCTACGGCCTTGGTCTCGGCCTGGGCCTGCTTGGTGGCCTGCCGGCTCTGGGCCAGGTCGGCGGAGCGGTCGCGCCATTCCCTGCCCAGCAAGCAGCCAGCCAGGAACAGCAGGAGGCCGGCCAGGAGATGCGCCCGGGGGATCACTGCGGCACCTCGATGTTGTGCTTCTTCAGTTCGAACTCCAGGCGCATGATCCGCATGGTCAGTTCGTAGACCTTGGCCTCAGCATCCCGGCGAGCCTTGCGCTCCTCGTCCAGCCCGTTCTCCAGCGTCACAAGACGCGCCTCCTGGGACGCGATGCGCTCGCCAAGCTGGCCGACCAGCGCGTCGCTGGCCTTGCCCTCCGGCGACAGAAAGCGGTCCCAGGCCACCTTGCCCAGCAAGAGCAGCAGTCCAAGCCCGCTTCCAACACCCCAGACGGTCGCGTCGTCCATCACGCCAACGCCTCCCGGACGCCGGCGGCGATCACCGGCTCCGGCCAGAACAGGCCGCCGTTCTCGTGCCGCGCAATGGCCATGACCAGCCGCTCCAGCGTCACCTGCCGGTCCAACCGGATGATCTCGGTTGCGCCTACGCCAACCTCGCTGGCCACCTGCCGGACATAGGCACCCGTGTCGTTCTCGACCGGCGGCGCCCAGCGGTTGATGATCTCCTTGACTGTCCTCAGCCCGTGCTTGCGCTGGTACGTCAGCAGGGTCTTGGCGATCGCCCGGAACCCCGCCTGCGGCGTCAGGAATACGCAGAAGCGCGGCTCACGCTTGATCGCCTCGGGGCTGCGGTCCTCGCCCTGCCAGGCAACCGCCGTGCGGTCGATGTTCCCGGGGTTGTTGTTTCGCACACCCCGGGGAGTCTTCTTGTTCGCTTGCTGGCCCATGCCCTGCCCCGTTCCGTTTCGGACATGCTGGGGCAGTGCTGAGGCGGTTCAACGGGCAAAGAAAAACCCCGCCGGAGCGGGGTTTTTCCTATGCTTGCAAGCTGCGTACTTAAGCTGGCTCCACCGGACTCACTTTCTCGGACTCAACAATCCGACGCATGACCTCGGAGACTTTGAGCTTCTCTTCCATGGTCCATGCGCGTGGCGCGCGTCCTGTTGGCGCGGCGATGCTCACCTTGTTGGCAGCGAGCGCCTCGGTCAGCTCGGTCTTCGTCAGACCAGAAATCTGTTCTTTGGCTTTCGTCGTCATGTTCATCAACGTACCCTCAGTGACCAATTTGTCGCGGATTGCCTGAATTGTCTTCAGCTCAGCGCCTACATTCGAAGTTCCCTGAGCGACGTCGACGAACTTCACTTCGCCACCAGTCGCCGGATCACTCTCAGCCGCCGTTGCTACACACTTCAAGCTACAGGCATTCACGGTGTAGCAGCATTTAGCGAATCCTCCGCCACTCCCAGTGAAGCTTGCATCTGCATCTTCAAAGTTTCCGGATCCGCCAACATGATCATAGTCACCGCTATAGAAAAGAACGGTGAATGACGGCTTTTCCACAATGGCAACGTAAAGCTCGTGAAAACTGCCATCGAGTTCGATGCGATCCGTCGGCGGGAGATCATTCGATGGCAGCGGCTCACTGAACCAAGCCTTCCACGCCTCGATCAACTTCGCATCGCCAGCGCAAACCATCACTGCGTTCTGTCGTTCTGCGATCTTGTCGAAGCCAGTGTCATCGGCGTACCAGATGAACTTTTGGTCTCGGACATCTACCATGACCGACCACCGAGAGTCGCTCGTAACTCTACTAAAACGTCTATCCAAAACGTTTGTCGTCATGCTCTTCCTTGGCGCCCCCCGTGGACTTACATGAATTATAGGAACAATGTTCCACGCCCTGATAGGGACGGATTGGGACGAGTAGGGACCTTCTGGGACTTCTAGGGAACCCGTAACCATCCACAGGCTGTCGACTTATCCACAGGATAACCACTACATCTTGTGGCCGGATCCTTGGTTTCACTGTCCGACCACAACATGTCGTGGATCACCAAAAAATGAACGGATTCTGTAACGTTCATAATTTTTCGTGGAATTTTTCAGAACAGAATCCGAAGCACGGCCTCCCGCGATGGCCTACCCCGGCGCCAACCCCGGGTCAGCGCCACCTAGAACCGGCACGGAGGCCGGCTGAGCGCCGGGGAGGCCGGGCCGGCTGCCCTCCCCGCCTCCTGGTGGTAGGGTTGCCGGGTCTAGGGATGGGGGGAGACGGATGAAGCGAACAGCGCTGGTTGCTGCGACAGCCTTGCTTATCACGTCCTGCGTCTGGGAACGGGAGGTGTGGACGGCCTTCGTATACCCGCCCGGTCAGTCGATGGCTGCTGAGGATGCGCAGAGGGCCATCTATGGCACCTTTTCCACGTTCGAAGAGTGTCAGGTGGCTGCCATTGACTCACTCAGGCAGCATCTCGCACGCATGAGCGACGAAGAAACCGACGAGCTTGGGATGGGCGGTTATGAGTGCGGCGTCGGCTGCCGGTACGAGCGAGAGTATGGCCTGTACATGTGCAAGGAAACCCGGAAGTAATGCTGAACAGACCTCCGCCCCAACCCTGCTACCATCGCCTCACCCGCCACCCATAGCCGCCGCCATGCCTATCTGGGACAAGCACGAAGTGACCCCTGAAGCCAGGAAGCTGGTCGATCAGGCACGCGCCGAGGCAACGCTGGAGCGGCTGGAGCGGGAGAACCCGACGCGCTGGTATCACAAGCTTCTGTTCACCTGGTATGGCCTCGCGGCCCTCTTACTCCCGGTTGCCCTGATCCTGTCCGTCATGGCCATTTTTGGCTTGTTCCGATAGCGCATCGGCGATCAGCGCAACGTCCTCGTCGCCGTTCTCCGCCGCCATCCTCTTCAGCACGTTGACCTGCGCTGGCAGAACGCCCACAGGGAGTTCCGTTGCCCGGGCCAGCCATCTCACGAATCGCGGATTGGTCATGCCGCGCGCCACCGCATTCGCCAAAGCTCCGGTGGCAATCAGTGGCGCCGTGCCACCGAAGTTTCCTGATAGGACCATCATCCCCAGCGTGCCCCAGTAGCCTGCTGCCGCAGCGTTCGGACCGGTACCGGAAGTGCTGCGCAGGATGGCGTCGCTCTGCTTGATGCGCTCGGCGACCTGCGCGATCTTGGTGATGTTCTGGCTCATCTCCGGCCCGAAACGGTTGAACAGCGCGTGCTGGGCTTCGGGGCTGAGCTTGTTCCAGTTGGTCAAGAAGCTGGCGGCCGAGAAGACCTCGCCGGCCGTGTCCTGGCCACCCGGGTTGGCCAGGCCCATGCGCTTGATCACCGCGGCGGTAACGTCGCGCTGCGCGTCCTTGGGGAGCGAGCCCATGACCTGACGCAGGACAGTGGCGCCCTCGCGGGTGCCGGCGATCGCAGCCTGAAAGACCTTCTCCGGGCCGCCATTCTTGTCCACCACGCGCTGCAGCAATTCCAGGCGGTCCCGTGAATCCGCGTAGAACTTGTTGGCGCGACGAACCGCACGCTCTGCGCTCGGCCCGGCCTGCTTGGCCAGCTCCTGCATGTCGTCAGTGAGGGCTCGATAGACCTTCCGAAGCTGGGCGGTCGGCTTGTCCGGGGTCAGGGTGAACGAGAAGGCCTGATCCCCCAGCTGGGTGCGGATGTCCTTGACGGCCTGGTAGGGAATGCCGCTGCCGCCCGACGCCTGCGCCGCGGAGATGTCCGCAGCGATGTTGTCGGCCAACGTCTTCAGCTCGGGGCTGATCATCGCGCCAGTGGTGTTCGCCGCGCCGGGGGTCGGCGTGGTCAGCTCCCTCAAGACCTCCTGCGTCCGGGTCAGGGCAACTGGCGCATCCGACGGTACGTGCTGGTCGACGCGGTCGTAGAGCTGGGCACGGAGGCCGCGCACGCGGTCCGTGTAGGCATCAACACCCCGCTCGATGGCTTTGCCAGCGCCTTCCGCAGTCGGGTCGGCGGACATGCGACGCGCGAAGCCCTCCAGCCCGGAGCTGATTTCGTCCCCCTGCCTGCTGGCAAAGCGTGCCATGACGCCACCCGAGGTCGGGCCGCCCGCCAGTAGCGTCTCGACACCCTGTCGCATCCAACTGCCCGTGCCTTGTCCGATCGACGGCGTCGAACCGAGCTGTTCGAAGTCATCGATCACGTTGGCCAGATTCTGCCGGTTCTGTTCCCCACCTCGGAAGGCTCCGCGCAGGGTCATCGGCAGGCCAGCAGTAACTGCACTGGGCGCCAGCCCACCAGCGACCCCGGCGAATGCCTGGGCGAGCTCGCCGCCGCCCGCCTCACGGGTGGCACCGGATGCGCCGGCGCCGGCGGCGGAGCTCACGGTCTGCAACACCGGCTGCGCAGTGAGAAAGTCAGCAGCTCGTTGTGCCGCGGTGGGCGCATTGGCACCTACGCGGCTCACCGCACTGCCCGCTGCGGCCTGGGCCGGATTGGTGGCTGCCGCGCGACCAGCAAGCATGGATGCGCCGCTGCGGCCCGCGTTCAAAAGCCCACCCAGGCCCAAAGTCAGGCCCGTGCCGGTCAGCGCTTCGCCGATGTCGCCGGCAACGCGCTCGCCCGAGCTCTGCGGCTTCGGCAGGCCCAGCTTGTCGGCCAGCCAGGCGCCGGTGTCCCGGTAGCTCGCCGTCGGCACGAAGCTGTCCTTCCCGGTCAGCAGGTCCTCTAGCTTGGGCTTGTGGCCGAGGCGGCGCAGCGGATCGGTGATGGCGTAGTTGAAGGCATCACCACCCAGCGCGCCGATCAGTGAGCCAGCACCCTGCAGCACCGAGCGCCCCCCCATTGCCACGTCGCGCAGGAATCCCGGCTTCCAGCCATCCCCCATCACCTGGTCGGCCGTGCTGTCGACGCGTGCGGTCACGTCCGAGAAGTCTGGACGCTGAGCCTGGACGGCTGGGAGGTCGACAATGCGCGGCGCATCGTTCGGGACCAACTCGAACCCCGGAGGCAGAGGCGGAAGGCCGCCGGGCGCCGGCGCGGGCGGATCGAGGACGAAGCCTGGCGGAAGCGGAGGCGTGGTCATTGTGCGGGCACCCACTGGCCGTTGCGGAGTTCAAGGACCTGCCCCGTCTTGGGGTTGGTCGCTCTCTGGGGGGCACCGCCAGCCGGCGATACAGCGCCGGAGAACACGTCGCCAACTGATGCCTGACCATAGTTGCCGCGGATCATGCCGGCCTTGCGCTGCTGCAGGTCCACCGCACGGCGGTTGATCTCAGCCAGGCGCTGGAGTGCGCGCGCCGCGGTGGCCGCGTCGTTCGCGCTCATGAGCTCGTTCGCTGCACGCTGGGCGTCGCCCTCAGTCTGCACACCCTTGTTGAGTCGGAGCGACTCGTTGACGATCTTGGTCTTGTCGGCATCCCACTCCGTGAGCGCGACGTCGTTCGGCGTGGAGAAGCCAAGCGACGTCCTAACCTTGCCCAGCATCGCGCCGGCGGGAGAAATGCTCAGGCTCCCGTCCTGGATGCGTCCGGTGTGCTTCTGGATGATGTCGTTCATCACCTCGGTAGAGCCCAGCGCGTCCTCGACGTTCAGCAGCTCCTTCAGGGCGCCCACCGGCAGCGGCTTCGTGCCTGCCGCAGACGCCCCGCCTGGGTTCCACTGTCCTGACCGCTTCAGGCCGAACTCGGCGGCGTCGATGCCAGTGGCCTGACGGGTACGCGCGGCGCTGGCGTAGCTGCTCGCCGCGGAGGCGTCAGAGGCGCGTGCACGGGCAGCGTCGGCCGCCATGCTGGCGCGGCCCTGCTCGGTGGTGGTGACGCCGTTGGCGCCTGCCAGGAACCGGTTGGCCAGCAGGTTCTGACCTTCCACGGTGGCCAGCTGCTGCGGACCGTTGGCGACCCCCATCAGCGCCGCGTTGGCCCCATCCCAGTCGCCAGTGGTCGCGCGCGTCGCCGCGTCCGTGCGGAAGCCCTGCTCCTGCATGTCGCCCTGGTAGCCGGAGAGCTTGGTCGGGTCGACACCGGCGGCGAACAGGGTGGCCAGGTCCGGGCTTCCGCCCAGCGCCTGGATGGCGCTGCCCAGCCCACGGCGGGCCAGCATCTCTTCGCGCTTCTTGGCAGCGTCGAGGACCAGCCCCTCCATGCGCGCGGCATCGGTCATCGATCGGCTGTAGGTGCTGTCGCCCCGGCCGAACGCGCTGGCCAGGTCCATACCGCCCTGGATCAATCGGCTCAGGTCAGCCATTCATCAGCCCCCACTTCGCCTGCAGCTGGCGATTCAATGCGTTGTTGGCGGCGCCGAAGTCGCCCCCTACCTTGGCCTGCGTCTGGATCTGCGCCAGGCTTGGCTGGCCCATCCCGGACTGCGCCGCGAATCCCGCGCCGGCCCCCATCAGGCTAGAGGCCATATCGACCCAGGGATTGCGCTGGACGCCGCGCAGGCGCAGCTGGGCCAGGTAGTCGTCCGCACGGCTCCGGCGGCCGATCTGGTCCAGCTCCATGGCCACGCGCGCGTCCGCGACACCCTCGCGCTGCCGCTGCTGTGCCGGCGCATCGATGCGAGCCATCAGGTCGGCAGTCCGTGCGCCGTAGTCGCCGATGCCCAGCGCCGCGTTGTTGGCGTCGACCTGGTACGCACGGCTCACCTGCCCCACCTGGCCAAGCCCGCGCTGCGCGTTGGCCTGAGCCGCGCGCACCTGGTCGAGATACTGGCTACCGATGGCGGAGCGCTCGCTCTCCGCGCCTTGCGCCGCGCGCTCGCGCATGGCCTCGGCGATCGCCTGATCGGCTTCCTGCTGGCGGACGCCCTGCTGCCGGATCTGGCCGGCCAGGATGTTGTCCTGCTTCTTCTGCGTCTGCCGGGTGTTGTAGTAGTTCGCGCCCGCGCTCAGTGCCGTGAGCGCCAGCGGAACCCAAATTGCCTCAGTGCCCATCAGCGGCCCCCAGCGCCGTAGCCGAAGCCCGGCGAGTAGTACAGGTTGTAGAAATCCCGGTTCGCCCGGCGCGTCTCGGCCTGGTCCCGGCTGGCCTTGGCGATGGTCCCGACGCCCGAGAACAGCTCGCCCAGCGCGTCGGCGTTGAGCTGCGATCGCGCGCCGGCCAGGTTGTTGCGCAGTGACAGCGCGGCGTTGTTCGCGCCGGTGGTCATGTCGGCACCCGTCTGCGCCAGCTGGATCATGTTCATCCGGCTGGTCTCGTCGGCGTTGCGCAGCTCGTTGGCCGCGCTCTGCGCCAGGCGATCGGCGGTCAGGATGCCCTGCTGGTAGTCCTGACCCAGCTGCCGGTTCGCGTCGACGGACGCCGAGCCGCCGGTCAGCCCGTTGCGCGCCATTGCGAAGCGGAGGCTGCGATCCGCCGCGTCGTGCTGCCGGTCCAGGTTCTGCCGGTAGAAGCTGCGGCTGGCCGACAGGAAGTCGTTGATGTCGGCCTCCCGCTGCGGGCTGCCGTAGATCTGGTTGATCTGCTGCATCGAACGGTTGATGTTGGCCTGCCGCAACCCTTCCTGCTGGGCCGCCTGCTGTGCTGCCTTGTTGGAACCGCCACCGGCGCCCATTACTCACCCCTCAGCTTCGAGAAATGGGCGATGTCCTCGCCCCGCACACCGAAGTGGCGCCAGACGCCCTCCGGCCGGAATCCCAGCGACCGCTCGAACCACTCGATGGCCTTCTCCCGGGTGGTGAGGGCGCTGGTCTGCAGGCGATGTGCGCCCGCCTCATACAGCCGATCCATGAGCCAGCGCGTGGCCTTGGTCATGGCGCGCCACTGCTGGGCCCAGCCGTCCTCGGTGCCGACCATCCAGGCCTGCCACACGCCGGCACCCGCCGGCTGGAAGCCGCCGGCGGCGGCGGGCAGGTTGTCGCCCTGCAGGACGGTGAAGGCGAACCCCTGCGACTTCTGCGCCGTCTCGATGAAGAACGCCGCAGCAACGTCCGGCGAGAACTCAGCCAGGCCCGTGACGGCCAGGAACTGCGCCTGCTCGTCCGCGCGCATCCGGTCCGAAAGGAACACCAGATGCGCCGGACGGCAGGGGACGATGTTCGAGGGAAGGCGAGCGGGCAGCATGGACGTATGCTGCTGCCCGCCGGAGGGGGTTCAACGGAGTCAGGACATCCCGCGCAGGTCCTGGAGGTACAGGCCCAGCGCGTTCCACTGCCAGGGTTCGCTGCCGTCGTAGGTCAGCTTCACTGACAGCGACGGGGCGGCCAATGGCATCGGGATCACCATCCCGGGGACGGTATCCGCTGGCACCGTGTACCCCGGCGTAAACAGGCCACCGTTGCTCTGGTCGATGCCGAATGAGACCGACACCCCGCCCTGGCCAACGATGTCGAAGCCGTACAGCATCTTCGTTACGCCTGGCTGCCCGAACTCGAGCCACGGCCACTGGATCAATCCTTCGAACGGGACGACCTCGAACGTCCAGCCGTCCCGCTGAATGCCGATCTCGTCACCGGCCGCTTCACCGACGCGGTGGATGAAGTCGCCGGAGCGCAGGTAGAGCAGGTCGCCCGCGATGGCCCAGTCATCGATCGCATAGGGGAAGGTGTAGCGCGACCAGGCGCCCACCTGCCCCATTCGGGTCATCGAGTAGACGAACACCTGGGCAGTACCCGGGATCCACATTTCCCCTTCCCAGTGGCCGTAGCTGTTGAACACGAGCCAGTACTGGCCCATCGCAGGGTAGTACAGCGCCAGCGGTTCACTTCCAGCCGCCATGGCTTCCTGCACCAGAGGGTCGATCGGCATGCCCACGTCACCCGCTTGGAAGTTTGTGCTGCTGGCCGCGATACCGACCGTGCGGACACCCTGCGACGCCAGGAAGAACAGGTCGTTGGATACCGGGGCGATTGCATGATGCTGCGTGCTGCCCATCGGCAACGCGTCCAGCAGCGCCATGTTGGCCGGGTCCTCGTCCACCTGCCAGAGCTGGAAGGCCTCGGCGTTGAACACGATCAGGTTGCCGCGGTACAGCCCCATGGCCGTGACCGGGTTCGCCCCGTAGTTCTGCAGGCCCGTTGGCAGGTAGCCGGCGTCGTTGTCCGTCGACCAATCCAGCGGGTTGACAGTGGCCGAGTAGCGCACGATGTCGTCGTCCCCGCAGAACACCTTGGATGCGGCAATGGCCACGATCTTGGTGTTCGGGCAGTTCGGATCCTCCACACGACGCGAGACGGCCCGCAGGGTGACGGTGCCGTCCTTCACCATGCCGCCTTCTTCCTCCGGCCACTCCGGTTCCGAGTCGCCGCTGATGTACAAGGGCTCGGCGGTCCACACCACGCGGGTGGCGGCGATCGCTTCCCATGTGACCTCGTTGTCGACCACCTGCTGGCCGAGTACCGGCGGCCAGGCCGGCTCGCTGGCGTCGGAGAACCCAGACTCGGGCTGCACCGCCTTGTAGGCCAGATCGGCGGGAAGCCCGGCAAAGGTTCCCTCCACCCACAGGTTGCCGCCCCAGATCGCGTGGTTGTGGTCCGCGACAGACCAAAGCTCGATGCCGGCCCTGCAGTAGGCCGCACCTTCAGGGCAGATGGCCTCGCAGGTTGAGCGATGGACAGCGCCGCCGGCACCGCTGTCCACCTGGTTGCCCTTGTCGATCCTGAGCAGGACGTTGGAAGCACTGAACCAATGCACCTCCACCCAGCCCCGCGTTGCGCCAGCGACAGAGGCTCCCTGGTCGATCAGGCAGGCGGCCGTGATCTTCTTGCCGACCGGGACCACCAGCTTCGTCTGGTTAAGCGCGCCGCCGCCGGCCTGGTTGCCCGGCAGTTCGACGTAGGTGCGCCAGCCCCCCTTGGAGACATGCTCGGAGTAGAAGGCCGAGCCGGTGAAGTCCCAGTTGTTCGCTCCGTCGGTGAACTCTCCGTTCTCCACGGACGTTGCCGTGGGAGACGGCGCAGTGATGGGAACGACGATGTCGCCAGGCTGGTACAGGGTGCCGGATTGCCAGACGGGATACGCCATTACTGCGCCTCGCTGCTGTTCGAAGTCGACCGGGAGCCACTGCCGTAGCGCTCCTTCACGGATGAAGGCACAGGGGTGGTCGGAGTGCCCGTCTCCTGGTCGACGGTGTAGGGGTTCCGGTTGCTGACGTCCTCGATGACCGTCTCGCCAGGATTGGTCGGCCACGTCGGCTCCACCGTCCCAGAGCGCGGGCTATCACCCACCGTCTCGGTGACCGCGTACCGGTAGCCGTTGTCCACGACCGGCACGACGACATCGCCCAAGGCACGGCCGACGTTGGGCGCCCAGGGGGTGTACCCGGCGCGATCCGACTCGACGCGGTAGGCCATCCCATTGCCCTCGGTGGGGCGAACGAGCGTTCCCGGGAGGTAGATGTGGTTCGGCTGCCAGACCTCCCCCTTCTCCAGCCAGTAGTGGCGGATGAGGCCATCGGCAAACTCGGCCACCACGTACAGGTAACCGAGGAACGGCAGCGCGAAGTGGATGTCCTTGATGGCGGTCGCCGGTGCCGTGGGGTGCCGGATCACCTCCACCTCGACGCGCGAGGTGCCCGAGTCGACCACCAGATGCGAGAACACGACGAACTTGCCCTGGAACCAGACAAGGCCCTTCGTCCCGGGCGGGAGCACCACTTCGATGCGCGTGCCAGGACGGCACTTGATGGTCCGCGCCGCGGTGACGTACCCGTTCACCATGTCGTACAGCGAATCCGGCGAGGCCCCGCCCTTGTCGCGCAGGCGAGTAATGCCAGCCTTGACCGTCGTGAGTGCCTGACTGCGCATCCTTAATCCTCCTTCAAGACCGGGCGCACAGCCGGCGGCGGCATCGCGCTGCCGGGGATGTACCGCCGGGTGTGATGGGACCCGGCAATGAGGCTGCGCACGTAGGCCGTCGCCTGCGCGGCGTAGTTGCCAGCGTCGGGTTGGCCGTAGTGCGCCTTGGCATTGGCCAGGGCCTGCAGAAAGATCGCTTCGGGATCGATCGTCGTCTCGTCGCCCTCACTGTCCAATGGCAACAGCCCGAAGTGCCCCTTGATCCGCAGGACCCACGTGGCGTCGACGGGCGCAGGCCATACCTCGATGCACTGCCGGACCTCGTAGTGCGACGGGATGCCCGGACCGGGACTGCCATACATCACCGGATCGATCCCGCAGATCAGGGGACGCCAGCACAGATCGCCCTGGGAAACGCCCACCCAGGTGACCATGCGAGGATCCATGTGCTTCTGACATGCGTCCTCGTTGCCCGAGAAATCGTAGAACCGAACGCCCGGCTGCATCTTCCAGGCATAGAACCGCTCCAACCGGAACACCGGGTAGCGGCGGTAGAGCATCTCCTGGGCATTGCGGATGAAGTCGTCCAGTAGCTCAGCCATGCCAGGCGGAAGAGCACCCATCGCGACCTGGGTGGCAAAGCCGAGCCGCGTGGCAATGCGGCTACGCATCTGCTTCAGCGTGGTGCGCGGGTAGTCGTCGTCGCAGGCGCAGTTGTAATCAGTGGTGGGCTCCGGGGGATCGGGCGGATCGGGAGCATCCGTCCAGGCCTCCACGAGGAAAGCGTACGTTTCCAGCCCATTGGTGCGCACCGCTGCGGTGTAATAAATGGAGCTGGTTGCACCGACGACCGCCTCAAATACAGCGGGCAAGAACTCAGACTGCGGCGCCGCTTCGTTCTCGATGAGATTATCTTCGCCATTTTCGCCGTACCAGCGGAACCAGGCGGGATATCCTTCGAGGGACGTAAGGTCGTACTCCAGCACGGTGATGCGAAGCCTTAGCGAGGACGTGGGCGCGTCAATCTTCCAGTTCGCCCGGCCAGTTGAGCCATGCGCAGTGGTTCTTACGACGGAGTCAGAACCCAGGGTCACATCAACGTCACCAGCACCTCCATCCCAGCCGAATGAGTAGGCAACCCCACTGTCTACGATTGGAACCCAAGTCATAACGCTCTCCCTACATCAAGAAAGGCCGGCCGGAGTCACCCCCGACCGGCCGCCGTCACCGCCGCCAGCGGGTCGGGTTACTGCTTGCGGGACTCGCTCTCGTCATCGATCGCGGCCAGCAGATCTTCACGGCCCTGCCCTTCGGCTTCCGCCGCCTCGATGGCAACCAGGTCCGCATCGCTCAGGTCCTTCAGCTTCTCGGTGATGGAGGCCACATCGCCGGCCAGCAGCTCGGTGAAGTCAGTGGCCACCGCCGCATCCTTGCCAGCCTTCGCCGCGGCCTTGGCAGCGCTCTTCTCCGCCCTCTTCTCGGCAGCGGTCTTGGCCGGTGCAGTGGTCGTGGTCTTCGCCGCGGCCTTGGCACTCGACGGCTGGCGGCTGTCGATGAACTTCTCCAGGTCCCGCTGGCGGTTGAAGTAGCGGGCGCGGGCCGCGTCGGAGTCGGCATTGCCGCCGTACTTCTTGACCAGGCCGGCGAATGCAGCGCCGACGTCGAAGTCATCGACCTGCATTTCCTTGGACTCCAGCTCGGTCACCAGCTCCTCGCCGTAGATCTCTTCGAGGATGGGCTGTTCGAACTCCGGCACGGTGGTCGGGAGCTTGGTGCTGGCGTCACGGTCGATCAGGAGCGTGACGAAGGTGAGGATGATGGACTTGGCCATTACTGCACGCCCTCCAGGGTGATGGGGCCCGTGGCAGCGGCACCCAGCTTGACGAACTTCGGCAGGTCGGCGATCTCGACCACCGGGCCCTGCGTCGCGGTCGCGCTCAGCAGCGTGACCCAGCCCGCGTCGCCGCTGGCCGGCGTGGCACCGCTGGCCAGGCCAGGGTGGCCCTGCAGCAGCACGCCGCTGCTGACCGAGGCGTTGCCGCCAAGATGGGCCAGCCCTTCGCGCCCCTCCCCGCCCAGCAGCGGGGTCTTCTTCAGGGCCACGATGTTCGTGCCCTGTACGGTGATGGTGTTCGGCATTTCTTTCTCCTGGCCGGCGAGGAATGCCCCGCCGGCACGTTGGGGGTAATCAGGCGATGCTGAAAACCGCGTTCGAGTTGCGCTTGCGGCAGGTCAGGCCGTAGTCCGCGGTCAGGCCGAAGTAGTACGTGTAGCGGTCGTACACGCGCGGCGGGGTGCGGCGGATCATCCAGCGGCCCTTGACCGGGCGCAGGCGCAGGGCCTTGCTGTTGAGGAAGTAGCCGCGCTTCTTCCACGGATAGGTGATCGCACCCAGCTCTTCGTCCAGGGCATCGAAGGTCGGATCCCACACCACGGGCACGCCCTTGAAGGCCAGCGCCTTGGTGCTCGGGTCCAGCGTCACGCCGCCGGTGGACGCCTGGCCCAGGTTGATCTGTCGCCCCATGACCTTCAGCGCGTCGGCCTGGAGGGCGTCGTACATCGCCGAGCCCACGACGATGAAGTCGGGGTTGCCCAACTTGCCGTAGGTGATCGTCTGGCGCCACAGGGTTTCCAGCGTCGAGATCAGATTGCCGGCCGTGGCCGTGCTGATACCCATCACCGCCCAGTTGCGCCACCACGGGGTGGTGGACGCATCGATGCCACCGATGACGCCGGCATTCGGCGTGGTGCTGACCAGCGCGTCCAGGCCCGGCACGGCCTTCGGGTTCGCCGAGCCGTCCAGATGGACCTCGCGGTCCCAGTTATCCTGGAAGCCGTCCTTCAGCGTGGTCCAGCCTTCCTGCAGCTTGTCCACGATCTGGATCTTCTCGGCATCGGTCATCTGCGCCGACTTGTCGTCGGTCAGGATGATGCCGTTGTTGGCCAGCTCGGTCTCGTTGAGGCTGAAGCCGTCGTGGGCCTCGAAGTGCTGGAACGGCGCCAGGCGCACGGTGTCCTTCCGGTTGAACGTGACCTGGTCGTCGCCGGAGTAGTTCTGGTAGTTGCTGTCGTTGGTGAAGCGCACCTTCTCGTTGAAGATGCCGTTGCCGAAGACCGTCTCGGTCTTCTTGTCGATCAGCCACTTCGCCAGCGGACGCTCGCTGGTGAACTGGTCGATCGGGTCATCAGTCGCATAGGACTGCATCTGGTAGTTGGCGCCGGACGCCAACTGGGCGGGAGTCAAAGGCATATCGCACCTCGGAGGGAAAGAGGAAGCCCGAATGGGCGTGGTCTCTCGCGTTCCGAGGGCGCGACTCTCGTTTCAGCGCTACCGGCGGCGAACCCGGCTTACGTCACTCGCGATGCCGGCGTTGGCCGGCTGGATCGCAATATGCGCCAGCCGGCATGCCAGTCAACGGAGTTATGCGGACGGGCGCGGCGTGCCGGCAAGGTCTGCTGCGGCGTCAGCTTCCGTCAGTACCGGACGGGCCAACTGGTCGCGCAGGCGGAAGCCCAGCAGCGGCCAGATCTTTGCGACGGCGTTTTGCCGGGCGATCTTGCGGCCCAACTCGGCGTCGAAGTTCTCCGGGCTGGCGCAGGCGGACTCGCCGGTGACGGTGAAGCCGTTGCGCAAGGTCAGCACACAGAAGGTCAGCAGGCCTAGCGACTGCGGCGGCGGAAGAACCTCACCGGGCTGTCCGCTCGGGTCATGGCAGGGCGCAGCGTTGTAGCCGTCAGCGGCGGTGAAGAAGAACCCGCCAGTGATTTCAGCCTCAATGTCAGCCGGCGTCACGCGCGGCGCGGTCAGGCCCTTGGCCTGGATTTCCTGTTCGATCTGCTGGTCGTTCATCGGTTGCTCCAGTTGTTGAGCACCCGCCAGATGGCGAGCGCGAGGGGATTGCGGCGCATCAGCGGCCCTGCGTCTTGGCCAACTGCACCCCGAAGTCGAAGGCGTTCTCCTTCGTCGGGGCCTTGCTCAGGTCAACGCCAGTGGCGCGGACCGGGTTGTTGGGCGCCGCTGCCGGCTGGCGCTGCGCGGGCGCTGCCACCGGTGCGGGTGCAGCGAGGTAGGCCTTCTGGATCGCCGCGGCCCACTGCTGGGGCGGCAGGCTGTCCTGGATGACCGCCACCATGGGCTGGATGGCCTTGAACTTGGCGTCGAAGTGCTGCGGGTCGGCGGCACGCAGCTGGGCGCCCAGCGCCTGCACGTCGTGCATCGCCTGCTCCTGCGCCAGGGTGGCGGCCTGCGACTGCTCCATGGCCTGCCGCTGGCGCTGCTGGCTGTCCTGCTGGAGGGCCGAAGCGCGACGGGTGCGGATCAGCTCTTCCGCTGCCGCCTTGGTCATGTCGCCGTCGGCCACCTGCTTGGCCAGCTCGGGATACTCGGCCAGCGGGTCGTAGCCCGGTGCCGGCCGGCCCAGCTCCTTCGCCAACCAGGCCATTTCCTGCTGCATGAAGTCGTAGGCCTGCGCCATCGCCGCCGGGTCGCGCGAGTTGATGGCGGCCAGGTAGTTCAGCGCGTTGCCCATCTGCTGCGGATCGGCGCCGGTGGACTTGATCGTTTCCTCCCACTGCCGGCCGCGCTCGGCGTCCGGTCGCAGGGTCTCGGCTTCGGCAGCGCGCTCGCTCAGTTCGCGGAAGCGCTTCTGGGTCCGCTCGTTCGAAATGCCCAGGTCCTTGATCTCGGCGTCGATCGCATCGGGCTGGCTCGCAGCGTCCGCAGCGGCAGCGGCAGCAGCCGGGTCCGGCTCCCCACCCTCCCCGCCCTCTGCGCCCGGTGCACCAGCGCCTGCAGCGGCAGCGGCGGCGCCTCCATCAGCGGCAGCCGCGGGGTCTGCAGCAGCCCCATCTGCGGCGGCAGCCGGCGCGCCACCGTCCTCCAGCACTTCCTGCTCGCGGGCCTTCTCCACGCCCTGGCTGAAGGCGTCCAGCGCCTCGGTGTTGGGGTTGCCGTCGTTGCTGGCGACGGTCGCCGCGGCCTGGGCGGCAGCGGCTGCAGCGCCGTCATCCTCGATGACGGTGGTGTCGGGTTCGTTCTGGTCAATTCGCACGTGTGTGTCCTCGCTGGCGGCGTGTGGGGTCAAACAGGGGTGATTGCCGGCGGCGTCATCGCAGCCGGGTCGAGCATTGCGGGATCGATGGGCGGCTCACTGCCGGCGGCACCGGCAGCCATCGCCGGGTCAATGGCGGCACCCCCCATCGGATCGAGCGCAGGGTCAACCGGTGCCGGCGCCTGCGGAATGAAGCTGTACGGGTCGATGCTGGTATCCCCGGCGCGCTTCACCGTCTCCACGGCCAGCTGCTCCAGGCAGTTGGCGATGTCCAGCGGCGACGAGCCGCGCATCTGACCGATCTGGATGGCGGACTGCTGAAGCTGCGGCAGCAGGATCGACCACTGCTGCTGGCGCAGGGCCGTGGCAGGCTTCCCGGACGACCCCGCCCGGATGTCCACCTGCACCACCATGTCCAGCATCTCCGGCTCGGGGACGTTGAACCACAGCGCATCGGCGCCGGCCCAGTTCGCCGCCTCGTCCTGCGTCAGCCCGTTGGGCGAAACCGCCAGCTCGGCGGTGTAGACGGCCAACTCGGAGAGCATCTCGTCCAGGCTGTCGCGGGCGTAGCCGATGCGAGACTCCGTGCCCTGCTGCTGGATGTCGGCCTCGGTCGCGGTCTTGGCGGTCTGGATGCTGGAGGACAGCGCCTCCTGCACACCCCAGATCATCTCCAGCTCCGCGCGGATCTGCTGGGTGTCGTACAGCGCCGGGTCGATCTGGTTGTAGCTGATCGGGAACACCACCTGGTCCGGCCGCTGGCCCTGCAGGTCCAGCCCCACCATCTCGCTCACCACTGCGCCTTCGAGCTTCTTGGCGTCGTGCGGGTCCAGGGCTCCACGATCGAAGCCGGTTTTCGGGATCGCGCGGCTGCGGTGGGTCCGGTAGTTGGTACGCGTGCGGTTGTACTCGTCCAGCAGCGAGCGCGAGCGATCGACCAGGGACTGTGGGTGGCGCGCGCCGTCGTTCCAGATCACGGCCCAGCTGAAGAACGGGTAGAAGCGCGTGGTCCGCTGCTCCGGCTTGAACGGCTGGCGCAGGTAGCGCGGGCAGCCCTCGGCCAGGGTCATGACGTGGCCCGTCTCCTTGTTCCACACCTCCCACACGCAGACGCAGGCCTTGCTCGTGTCAGTGGCACCGGCCGGTCCCTTGGAGAAGGCGTCCGCCTGCTCGCCCCTGGCCGCACCACCGAAGCCCGCACCGTCTGCGGCCTTGCCCGGAATGCGGAAGTAGGCCGTTGCCGATCCCAGCACGTCGGCGGCATCGGGATACGTCGCCTTGGCCTTGTCCATCGGCATGAACAGGCGCTGCGCGATCCACGGACTGTCCACGTACTGCTGCAGGCACGCGCACTCGGGCGCCACCTGGATGTCCTCTGCCCTCACGAAGTCGATGCACAGGGCGTTGAAGATGATGCGCTCTGCCTCGTCCTCGGCCTGCTGCAGGCGCTGCTCAAGCTCTGCGCGCTGCGCGGAGTCGTCGCCCACCATGCCTTCGGCCAAGGCGTTCTGGAGCTGGCTGATCGCCGCCAGGCTGGAGCGCAGGCCGGCAATCTCCTGCTGCAGGGCCGGGTTGCTGCCCGTCTCCCGGTGCCACGCGGCCTTTAGCCAGCCGATAGCCACGCTCAGGCCGGAGCGCACCAGCGGGTCAGCCGCGGCCTTCAGCTTGCCCTTCTTCCAGAGCCTGCCGACGACGATCTCCAGCGTGGTGGCGAAGGCCTTGGCCTCCTGCTTGATACGCGGTGAGACGGCCTCGGCCAGCTCCACGCTGACCTCAGGGTCACGGGCGTACAGGAACGTGGTCAGGATGCCGACGTAGGTACCGGCGATCGGCACACGCACGTCGTACACGTCGGTGTTGGCCTGCTCCTGGCAGTAGGTGCGGTCCTTGGCGTAGCCCTCCCTGGCGCCCTTGTCGAACTCGCGTGCCTCCTCGATCCGCTTCAGCCAGGCCTTGACCGCGCCCTCTTCCTCCAGCGTTGCTGCAGCCTGGCGCTCGGCTTCCGCCTGCTCCATCTCGTCTGCTTCGATCGCCTGGGCCAGTTGGTCGCCTGGACCGGTCATAGCATCTTCCTCTTCCGTTCCATCGCGTCGGCTGTCTCGCCGTTGTGCTCGAGCCATTGGCGGCTATAAGGCGTGATGACCCGACCCCGTTCAACGGAGGTCGGCGCCCTTGCGCTGGCGATGGCCGGGAACCGGCTGTGGATGAAGTAGCCCAGTGCGTCCGGCGGGTGATCGAAGCCGGTGGTCTTGTCCGGCATGCCGTTGGCGTCGTAGGCCTGCTTCTCCAGCGCCTCGGTCAACTTGGGGCAGCCCACCGGATTCACCCGCAGGCGGCGCACGCCCCTGGCATTGCAGAGCATCGCGTTGACGCTCACCACGCGGGCGCGGATGCGAGGGTTCGCCGGCGAAACCCGCACGACGAACCCGGCTGCCCGCAGAAGGCCAAGGTCGGACACACTGGCGTTGTTGGTGTGCGAGCTCTCCCCACTGGCGTCGGGGTAGACCGCAATGTGCCGATCGCCGAACCGCTCGCGCAGCGCCACGATCATGGCCGGGGTGTCCCTGACGCCGGTGAACTCTTCCAGGGCCAACGGCTGGCCGGCCCGGATCACGCAGACGATGGCCGTCATGTTCATCACGTTGAAGTCCATGCCCACGTGGAGCCGGTCGTCGTCGTTGATCGTGGCCAGGGTGCCGTTGAGCTTGCGGTCGTAGGCCGCGTACACCGAGCCGCTGGTGAGATTGACGAACAGGCCGTTGATGTAGGCCTTCACCAGCTGCGCCGGGTACGTCTCGAACAGGGACTCGATGTAGTCGTCCGGCAGGTTGATCTCGTTGTCGTAGGTGCTGGCGTGGACCTTGCCGTACAGCTCGGCCTTGGCCGGGTCCTGGCCCGGGATCTGCTCGAACTGCTCGTAGACGAAGTTGAAGCCCTCGGGCGTCGTCGTCACATCGATGCCGTTCTGCAGGCCGGGCGCCTTTACGCGCAGGCGGGCAATGATCTTCCGCCAGGCGTCATGTGCCTTCCGCTTCTTCAGCGTGTCGATCTCATCCACCAGACCGCGGCCGATCTTGAAGCCCACGATGCTGGCCGGGTTGTCCATGGACCGGCAGATGGCCGTGCCGCGGTACTGCCGGCCGGCGTACAGGTGCACCTCCTTGTTCGACTGGTTGATCTGCGCTCGCAGGCCCCAGTCGAAGGCCACCTCTTCGATCGTCGGGTAGAAGATGTCGCGAATCTGCGGGTAGCTGGGCGCGAAGTACCCCGTGGGGATCCGCGGGAACTCCCAGGCATGGCGGCACAGTGACCCGCACCCCACCCAGGTCTTGCCCGAGCCAAAGCCCCCTACGAACGCCCGGAACTTGTGCGGCAGCTGGAGGAACGCCGCCTGGGGCTCATTGAGCGTCGGCACGCTTTCGCCCACTGACCACGTTGACCGTCACGGCAACCGGTGGTGGCAAGTCGTCGTCGTCCTTCTCGCCCTCGTCCAGGCCGGCCAGCTTTGCCTTGCCCATGGTTGCTTGGACCATCGCGGCGCCCTGCTCCCGCTTCTTGGCCACCTGGCGCGCCTCTTCCAGCTCGGCGACCAGGCTGGCGATGGTCACCCCATGTGCGGCCAGTGCCACCCCACGGAGCTCATCAAGCCTTGCGGCGATCTTGGGGTTGTCCAGCAGCTCCTTTGCCGAGCGGTTGATGGTCTCGGGCTTGGCCTTCTCGGCGCTGTAGCACTGCCGGTAGGCCTCGCTGGCGTTGCCGCTCTCCAGATACCGCTGGCAGAACGCCTCCTGCTTGGGGGTGAGTCCCGTCATGGGATCAGCCTCCCGATGCGGTGGATCGCCGATTCCCGGAAGTCATGGCGTCACCGAGGGTCATGGCCCACGGCCGGCCGCACGCGGCCTCTTCCGTGTCGGCTGCGGGCTGTTGTCGACACCTGCCCGCTGGTCGGGCCGGTACTGCAGAGAGCGCCCCGGCCGGCGCTTCGAGATACGGATCGATGGTGTTGGGCGTCTGGCGGTCGCTCATGCCGCCATTACGCGGCAGCGGCCATCTCATGCAACGGAGGGAACGGGAGCTGGAGCTGCACGGGCCGCTCGGCTCCCTGGTCCAACTGGGCAGGCTCGTCGTCCAGTGCCCATGCCGGCAGGTGGAAGCGGATGTCCTCTTCCAGGGCGTGCAGGTCCGGGACCGCCGCATTGCCCCCACCCATCGGCAACTCCGCATAGGTGCCCATCACCCAGTCGTACTGCTCGGCGTAGAAGCGCTCGGTCCTCGCCTCCCCCGCCATGAGCAGGTAGACCTCGGCCTGGCTGTTGATGGCCACCACCGTGCCCGCCCCTCGGGCGTAGAGCGTCTGGCGGATTCGCTTCTGGAGCCGCTGGGCCAACTCCTGCACGGTGGCACAGTCATCCAGGCAGAAGGCCGGCTTGATGCGGCGCTCCACCTGCCTACGCGGCGTGGGGTCTCGGTTGGTGTCGTGGTTCGAAGTGGCCATCGCATCCTCCCGCTCTACGCATCTCGCAGCTCGTCCAGGACCTCGTCGTCCAATCGGAACGCCGGCAGGCGACCGTCGGTGTCGCACGCACCCTGCCGGTCCGGCTGGCGCCGACAGTGGAACGTCCCCTCGCTCAGCTCACGGAACTGGCACACCGAGCAGCGCCCATGGCGGCGAACCCGGGCTCGGTAGCGCTTCCACATGCGGGCAGTTGCATCGGTCAAGCAGCCACCCCGCTGGCCAGGCGCTGTTCCCCGTACAGGGCAATCAGCAGGGCATCGGCCCGGCCGTTGTCCTTCTTCCGCTTCAGCTCGGCCGCCACAGTGGGGAACCGCTGGATCGCCAGCACCCGGGACGCATCCTTGGGCTGGCCGGTCAGGCCGAACTGGCGTTTCCAACTGGCCGGCTCGGCGCGGGTGTACGGGATGCCCAGCAGCTCCAGCACCGCCTTGGCCTTGCCGTAGTGGTCGCCGAAGTTGAACGACGACTGTGCGCCGGCCCTGCGCTCGCCGTCCTTGGGCGGCATCGCCCGGACGCGCTCAATGACCGCCGACACCGCGGCACCAGGGTGAAGCTCCCGAGCGGCACGGATGAACAGCGCCACCTGCCGGGCATCCACCTCCCTGTCCTCGCCCAGCAGCGGCATGTCGATGATCGGGCCAGCCTCGCCGTCGGCCAGCACAGCAATGGCCCCAGAGATTCCCGGGTCGATCCCGAAGGTCAGGCGACTTGCCATGGACGCGTCCTCAGTTGGTGCTGTTCGATCAGAGTGTTCTGGAAGTCCAGCAGGTAGTCGTCGCTGCCGATCTCCTGCCGGAATAGGCGGGGCTGCTTGGCGTAGCTGGGGCCGAACAGGCGTTCGCAGGTCTCGGCCGACATGCCGCCGAACGGCTCGCCGCGATGGCTCCAGGAATTCAGGCCGACGGTGAAGTCATGACCGCGCCGCTTGGCGCCGTGCTTGCCGCCGACGGTCAGGTGGTGCACCTCGCAGGGGACGTACCCGAGGCCCAGGCTGTTGGCGACGATGCAGCCAATCTCGGTGATGGCGTCCATCCGTGCCTGCTGCGCAACGGTCGGCTTGCCGGTTGAGCGGCCGAGCTTCATGCTGCGGACCTCAGTGCAAGGGGGAAGGCATGGAGTGCGCATTTATCTTCTGGAGTGCAATGAAGCCCGAGGCGCAGGCAGCCTGGGTGCAAGCTGTCGGCTCTGTATTGGCGATCTTCGTGGCAGTTGCAGTGCCTTGGCAGCAGCACCGCGCAGCTATCAAACGCCAGCAGGCAACAGAGGATTCGCGCGCGCGTGCCCTCGCCCTTGCAAATTTGAATCTCTTTCGAAACTGGCACTACTCCATCCAAGGCGCGCTTGATGCCTTCGGCCAAGCCCCAAAGCCTCTCACTTTCAATAACTGGAAGCACATTCAGGGGATCATCGAAGTGAACCCCACGGATACCGCTTTGATGGACCGCAGTGACGGTTTCGGCCCAGCAAGTGGAATCGTTCAGGACTTTCTCTACCATGCCCAACTTGCATGGTTTGCCACCGACAACGCAATTCTTTCCGACGGCGACGAGACTCACGAACAGGCATTCTTCGAACATGCGAATGCCGCTGCATTGAAGCTGAGCCAAGCGATTCGGATACTGGAGAAGCTCGCCGGAGCTGGTGCCAAGAACCACTATCGAAAAATATGAAATAGGCATCACGCCACCCTCCGCGGCTGCTCACCGTAGTCCCGATACCGCGGCTCGTTGAGCCGCACGCCGTTCTCCACGGCCCAGGCCTGCGCGAAGGTGATCAGGTCCGCCATGTCGCCCACGGACATGGTTCTGGTCTGCACGGCCAAGTTCACCACGCTGGCGCCGTCCAGCGATGGCACGATGTCGCCCTGCTGCCGGCTCTCGGTGCGCGCCCAGGCGTCGACCAGCAGGCGCTTCCAGCCCTCCTTGTCGATCCAGCGGCCGGCCCACTGCCGCTGCTGGGCGATGTCCTCGCAGATGGCGTGGAGCATCGCGTTCTGCTCCAGGCTACGGGTGGACTTGCACTCCTTGACCTCGACGCGGACGGCCCGGCCGAGCTCCAGGTACTGGCAGGCAAAGCGCCAGGCCGCGGCCATGCGGTCCCGGGCGTTCTCGGCCCGGAGGATGAAGGTACTCATTGGTCACCTGCCCTTGCCGCAGCGGCCGTGGTCTTCATCCGGCCGAAGCCGGCCGCCTTCGCGGGCTTGTCGGGCGTGGTGGCGATGGGCGCCGGCTGCCAGTACTCCGGCAGGTTCGAGAACCGGAACTGTTCCGGCTGGTACAGCACACGCACGTCGCCGGACGGGCCATTGCGCTGGATGCCCACGATCAGCTCGGCCGTGCCGCGGTAGCGGGTGTGCCGGTCGTAGATCTCGTCGCGGTAGATGAACACCACGGCGTCGGCGTCCTGCTCGATGGAGCCGGAGTCGCGCAGGTCCGAGACAATGGGGCGCTTGTCGGGCCGCTTCTCCAGGTCCCGGTTGAGCTGGGACAGCAGCAGCACCGGCACCTTCAATTCGGCCGCCATCAGCTTCAGCGCCCGGGTGATCTCGCCGATGCCGGCGGCTCGGTTTTCCCCCACCACGGTCATCAGCTGCAGGTAGTCGATCACTACCAGGCCCAGCGGGTTGCGGGCATGCTGCCGGCGCACCTGCGCTACGACATGCTCCACGCGAGCATTGCGCGGCCGGCTCACGAAGATCGCGGCCTCACGCAGCCGCTTCATCGCGCGGGTGACGTTGCTCCAGTCGTTGTCGTCCAGCTCACCCGAACGGATCCGCTGGCCGTCGATCCCGCCGACACTCGCCAGCATGCGATCGCCCAGTTCCTCGGGCTGCATCTCGAAGCTGAAGACCGCCACGGCCTTGTGCTGCTGCAGCGCCACCCACTCGGCGATGTTCTGCGCCAGCGTGGTCTTGCCCATCTTCGGGCGCGCTGCCAGGACGTACAGTCCACCCGGCTGCAGGCCGCCCAGCAGTGCGTCCAGGTCCGTGATGCCTGTGGACAGCCCATGCACCTGGGTGCCGGCCGTGGCGCGCTCGGACAGGCGGTCGTAGACCCGCTGCATCACCGGCGCGACCGACTCCAGCTCGCACGGCTCGCTGTCCAGCAGGCCGCCAATGCGGCTCTGGGCCTCGCCCACCAGCTCCACGCTGCTGCGGCCGTCCGGAGCGAACCCATCGTTCACCATCGCCGTGCCGACCTCGATCAGCTGCCGCAGCCTGGCCTTGTCGGCCACGATCTCGGCATAGGCCCGGATGTTCGCCGCCGACGGCGTGGTGCTGGCCAGCTCCAGCAGGTAGGCACCCTCGCCCACCTGATCCAGCTTGCCGCGAGACTCGAACCACTCGCCGATGGTCACCGCGTCGAAGGGCTGCTCCTTGGCGGCCAACTCGGCGATGGCCCGAAAGATCAGCTGGTGGTCGCGGCGGTAGAAATCCTCGGCCGTCACCACGTCCGCCACGTTCCACCAGGCCCGCGCCACCAGCATCAGCCCGCCCAGCACGGCCTGCTCGGCGTCGATGCTGTGCGGGGGAACACGGGCGCCCTGCGGCGCCGGGGACGCCTTGGCGCCGGCGTACAGAGCCGCCATCCGCTCCAGCTCGCCCTGGGTGTCGATCGGCGCGGTCATGCTGCATCCCCCAGCGCGGTCACGGCCTGGTCCATGATCTGCGCGAAGCGGTCCTCGGCCAGCAGCACGTCCAGGTTCTGCTTCCAGCGCGGGTTGTTCGGGTTCGGCACGTCGCCGCGCAGCCACGGGTCAGCGGCGCACTGCTCGAAGTAGGCCTGCCAGAAGGCCGCGGCGTCGTACTCCCAGCCCAACTGCCGGCACAGCTGGCGGGCCAGCTTGTCCGCGGCCAGCACCCGCCGCTGGCGTTTCGGGTTCAGCACCACGATGCGCTGGCAGCTCGGCAGCAGCTGGTGGTAGGCAGCCAGGACGATCTCGGCCGTCTTGCCGCCAGGGTGCGGATGCACGGTTGCGGCTTGCGGGGCGTCCGGCAGCAGGTCGACGGCGTCGGCCGGCGGCTGCGAATCCGAACGAAGTGAGGATTGCTCTTCTTCCTGTTCCTGCTCCTGATCCTGCTCTTGGCTTGAAAGGGGTCGGGAAGGCCCTTCCGAACCCCTTCTGCGAGTCAGGTGGAAATCAGCCTTGTAGCGGTCGAAGAAGGCACCGAGGAACGGGTTGTCCGGCAGGCTGTCGTAGTCCCGCTGCACGCCCACACAACGGTTGTCCGAGGCCTTCAAACCCTTGCCAATCTGGAAGGTAGCCATCTCGTGGACCCACACGAACTCGGACCCTTCGTCATAGCTACAAAGGCCCTCTTCGATGCACACCCTCAACCCTTCGGAGGCCCTTTCGACCCCTAGCCCGGTCTCGTGTGCCATGTAGAGGATGGGCTGGTAGTACAGGCCCAGCATGTTCGAGGCCGGCGAGGACATCAGGTACAGGGCGCAGATGACCCCTTCCGGACCCCTTCGGCGGATCGCCTTGCCGGTCTCGCCCGTCCAGAAGGTGGGCATCACCTTGGCGTAGTCACGCATGGCCAGCACCCCGCAGCAGCTGCAGGCAGCCTGCGATGTGCCAGCGCTGCTGGACCAGCCAGATGGCCCTTTCCAGGGGATCGGTCATGTACCTCATGCGGCCGTCCTCATCAGCGCGGCCAGGCGCTGCACGTCGCTGACGCCGTCCAGGGCGCGCTGCAGTTCCATGTACTGCCGCAGGAGGTTGCTGCCGGTTGCCGCGCATAGCGGGCCGATCAAGCGGTGCGGGATCGGCGCAGAGCCGGTCTGCATCCGCGACACATAGCTGCGGCTGCGCCCGATGCAGGCCGCCACGTAGTCCAGCTTGTGCCCGCCGGCAGCGATGGACACCGCAAGCGCCTGGGCCTCGCTTTCGATCTGCCGAACTACCTTGCCCGGGGCATCAGCCGGTGCCTTGTGCATCCCGAACGCGAGCGGCAAAGGCCTTTGGTTGCAGGAGGTTTCATGAAGTTTCATAGCGTTTAACTCCGCCTCGGGGCGAAATAAAGGCCCAGCCCCGAATGACCGAGCCGCGTGGATTCAGTGAAGGAATGCCCGACCGTCGTGACGCTCGTGCGGATGTGCGGCCGGCTCTACGCCGTGAGTCGCCGCGGTGATCGCGTGGCCGTGCGCTTCATCCCGAAGCGCGAACGTCAGCGCCCTACCCGGCCCGGCGTGGTCGTGCCGTTCCCGGGGAGCCGCTGAGTGGTCAGGGAGATGGGTGCCCGCCTGCCGGTAGGATTGGCGGTGCGACCCAACCCAACCGCTACCGGAGACGGATATGGAAAAACTGAAAGTGCTGACTGTGGTGTTCAGGACACCCGGCGACATCCGATTCGGAGAGATGGTCTTCATCGACGGTCAGCCCCATCTTGTTTGGGACTGGGAGGGCGATCAGCCCCTGACGATGACTCCACTCGACCCGCAGTACCTGACGACCACAGCAGGCCACGTGCCGCCTGGAGCAGACGCTGCGTACAGCCGAGAAGTCGAAGACCCGCGAAAGCTGCAGTAGCGGTCCTGCGGTGGCCGTTACGCATGGCCCAGCAACACACGCGCCACACGACGCTGAGCGAGCGCGGAAGCGCGCAGACGACCTGCGTTCCTTCCCGGCGGATAGGGGTGGCCATGTCAGCCCGCCTCCCCTTCGCGTGCCAGCTGCGTCTGCTGCCACTGGGCGAACATCGCCGCCGCGAACTCGGCATTGGTACGCTGCTCGACCAAGGCCCAGAAACCGATCTCGGCCATGGCATCCTCTGCATAGCCGGCAGGCACCCCGCCATTGGCGGCGCACCACTCCAACATGCGGCCATGGGCCGTGAGCAACCGATCCGAGGTCTTCTCAGACATGGCCACCTCCGAACAGATCGACGCGGCACTGGCGAGGCTGGAACGAGCCAAGGCCGAGAGGGACAGCTGGAAAGGTCGCAGCGACCACCACTACGCGATGGCTGCGCATCTGGTCGCTGCCCTGGAGAAGGAGCTCGCCAGGCTGTTGAGCGAAGGCGAACACTAGGCCGCCTCGCCCTTCTCGGGCGCAGGGAACAGGTCCGGGCGGAGCGCTCTCGCTTGCCACTGTCGACCCTCGGGCAGCGGCTCGTCGTCGGGCCAGTTTCCGACGGCTTGCTTCGTGGTCTGGAAGAAGGTGGCCAGCTCGGTGTCCTTCTGGAATCCGAGGGCCGCTTTGACTGCCTGCTTGGTCATGTCCATGCAGTCAGTAAATCATCGTTTACTGAGGGCCGTCAACCATCATTTACCGCATTCAGTCAATCATGCTTGACATGATCGGCGATCGACTGAAAGAGCTGCGGCTCGAGCACAACCTTGGACAGCCGGAGTTCGGCGCGATTGCTGGCACGACGAAGCAGTACGTCTGGCGCCTAGAGAACGGCCTGAACAAGAAGCCGAACCCCGAGTACATCCAGCGCTGGGCCAGTCACTTCCAGGTACGGATGGAGTGGATCACCTCCGGCAAGTTGCCCAAGGAAGCATCCGCGGCCGCTTCTGCCACCGGATCTGGGGAGTCTCAACCTCAGCGACCCGACTTCGACATCATGGCCGGGACCGTCATCGTGCTGAGGAAGTACCTACAGGAAGTTGGTGACCCACCAGACTTCGTGGAGGATCCCATCATGCTCGAGGCGGCCTATGAGGTCGTGATCGAGTTCGGGAAGCCCGTGACGGGCGCCAACGTCATCGACCTCACCAAGATTCTGGAAGAGAGGGTGAGGAGGGCAAAGGATGGGGAAGACCAGGTTCGAGGAACTGGCAAAAAGGCTGGCGGCAAGAAGCGCTGAGCTGCATGCGGAACGTGGAGCGTCGCCGCGGCTCACGATTGTGAGAGAGTCGACCGAGGAGCCGACAGACGGATTCCCCACTCGACTACCAGACTGGTCGGCTCACCAACCCGTCGACATCTCGGAGCGTGCGTGGAAGATGCACATGATCATGGTCATCGCCAACGCGCATAGCTGGCAGATCGCGGTCACGCACTTCCTGATGACCAAGGGCGTGCCCTACTTGTCCGATCTGACCGATCCGCAACTGGACGATCTGCTGGATCGCATGCAGGGCTATGTGGATGCAGCCGAAACGGGCTCGTCGCTGGCCGAAGCACTGCCGGCGAGCTGATTGGCGCAAGCCCCGCTGCTGCGGGGCTTCTCGCGTTAACCACTACACACGACGATCTCTAGCAATGAGGGCATACAGCGAAACAGCCTCGCCCAAGCACGCCCCATTCTCTATCAATCAGCGATGAGTCTTGTCATCAGTGCCTTGAAGTTGGGATGGCAGAGCCTTCCGACGTAGGCTTCGGGAATCCTGAGATGGGTTGCAATCTGAAGCTCTGTCATCGTTCCCGCATCCCGCCTCCGCTGGAGATCAGCGCGAATCTTCTCAGGGCAAAGAACGCCCAATGCCATCCAGAAGCACTTGAACTCAGAGAGACACTGAGGCGATATACGGCCGTCGAAATCAGGGTCCAACATACCGGCGAAGATGGAATCGAGGTCATCGGCAGTGTTGGTCTTTTCAAGCTCAGCATCGAATAGATGCATCATCTCCTTGACTACAACGAACCGCTCCCAGCAAGTGTTGAGTCCCTTGGCAAAGGCCACGACGTGCTTTCCGCCGGCCTGCACGGCAAACCTGTGGTCAGAATTTCCAGGGGACAAGTAGTAGCCGCACAGCTCCTCCGGATCAAGCTCATGATCACGAAAAAAACGGAAGCCAGAGGCTCCCGTTAGTTCAATGATCTTGTCTCGAATTTTGTTCCTGCTGACTACCGGCTCAAGATCCTGAGCATACGCATACAAATCCTTGTATGGCATAGGCGATTAGTCCTCGAAATCTTCTACGATTTCTACGTCTCCAGCCTCGATGCGCTCGATCGACGCCACCAACTGCGAAGCAACCTGTTCTGCAGTAGTCTCACGTGACTTGCCGGGGAACATCTTGAAATTCGACGCGCGCAGACCGTCGGCGCCGAAAAGCTTCTCTTTGGCCGCATGCTGTGCGTGCATGATCATCTCCGTCTATGAGTAGTAACAAAAGAACCGCCATTCTGGCGGCGGTCGCCAAGGCGGATCCGACCGCCACTGACATACGAAATCATACATTTTTCGTAACTCCAACTACAAGTTGTTGGTGATGTCAAACGAAAAATCCGCCCTCTGATTCTGAGCGTGTTCAGCATAACCGTAACCAAGTTGCGGTTACGTTTTTAGTCAATGACTTAAATCGGAAGAGCTTGGCAGAAGCTCAACACATGGCTGAACGAAATGTTATCTGTTCATCGCTAGCGTCCGCTAAAAGTAAATTATTGTTGACCAAATGTAGTCAATGATGATTTACTAACTCCATCGCCCCACGACACCCGGATACCCGGAGGGGCTTGGAGACTGGGATGGCACTGCAGCACCAGACGATGAGCCGGTCCGCACAGCGGGCCTACGACGACCAGGCGCCGTCTGAGGATGGCGAAGCGCTTGCCGAGCGCATTGACGCCCTGATCGAGCAGTACCGGGCAAACCCGGCGAAGGTCGCCGAGGCGGATCAGTGGATGTCCGGGACCCTGAGCGAGGACGCCTATGCCGGCATCGAGTCGATGTTCGCGGACATTGGCGACCGCATCCCCCCGACCGGGAAGATCCTTGGGTCCGACCTGGAATCCCTGCCCCAGCCGGTGATCGACAAGATCGCCGCGGTGGCCCGCGAGGCGTCGGCCAGCCGGTCGGTGTACCTGCGCGACATTGCCGAGGCGGCGGCGAACAGCGAATCGCGTTTCGCTCCTGAGGCTGCGGCATGAGCTTCGAGCGAGCCCTTCAGGTCGCGGCCAAGCAGACCGCGCGCGACATGGTCGTCATCGCTGTGCTGGCGTTTCTGGCTGGTGCTGGGTTCGCCCTGCTGCTGGGAGCGATGGGATGAGCACCGTCTACGTCGTGATGGCTGTCACCACTTCCCCCTGCGCCTTCAACGTTCCGTACCCAGTTGCCGTTTTCGACACGCGAGTCGAAGCGAATGCGTTTGCAGCAAACAAGAACGCAAAAGCCACGCGGCTGGACTACTACGTTAGCAAGGCCAAGCGAGGTGCCGCATGAAGCGCCTCGCATGGGCCGCGCTCGGCTACTCGGCAATGACCGCCATGTACCTGACCGCGCTGTGGTGCGCAGTGCAGGTGCAGCCGTGATCCGGCTCGCCCTCTACACCGCGGCGCTGGTGTTCTTCGCCGACATGCTCCGCCGCGCCGTGATCGTGCGCGCCGACTCCTTCGTGCTGCCTCTGGCTCTCCTGTGCCTCTGGCTGCTGGTGCTGATCGTCCGCGCCTGCCGCCGGGAGCATCGCCGGCTCACCCGCCGCCGCACCGACTTCGTCCGCCCGCGCAGCTTCCCCGCCCAGCGCAAGCGCGACACCCGCTGATCCCCGCCGGCGTGGCCGGCCCTACCGACGAGGCAATACCCATGCTCCAGACCGACAAGGCCATCGCCAAGATCGCCTCCTTCAACCCCCGGGCCGAGAAGCACGGCGACGACAACAAGCTGGCCGCCGACATCAAGGTGCAGATGAGCATCGGCAACGGCGTCCTGGACCAGTTCCACCCCGATCTGCGCGCGGCGCTGTACCGCAAGGCCGGCCCGGGCGAGCAACAGGACCTGATCGACGGCGAGAACGGCCTGGTCGCGGTGAAGTTCCCGCGCATCGGCGCGCTGCGCTGGGACGAGGAATTTCCGGGCTACGAAGTGACCATCCATAGCCTGCTCGGCCTGGTCGAGCCGCAGGAGCTGGTCGACGTGACCCTGAAGAAGTTCGCGTTCGAGCCCATCGAGGGCGGCAGCGTGGCGCTGACCTTCAGCATCGTTTTCCACCCGGACACCGAAGAAGCCGGCGCCCTGTGCGCGCTGATCCAGGAAGAAGTCGAGCTGACCTTGGTGCCGCCGAAGGCGCAGGCCCAGCAGCAGCCCGATCTGGCCGACGTTGCCTGATCCCCCTGCCCTGCGCACTCCCCAGCGCAGGGCGAACCGCGGCAACTGGCCTCCCCTCCAGTTCCGCACCCGCGCCGGCCGGGCAATGCCGGCACCTACACCACGCGCAGGGCTCGACCGCGCCCACCGTGCCCCCGGGTTGACGGGGCACCTCATACCCACCGCGCCGGCACCGCCGGCAGGAGCTATCGATGAACGCTGTAGTCGCAGCCGCACCCGAAAACTACCCGCAGCCCCGGAATGAGGGCGCGACCATCCTTTCCGTCATCTCGCGCGCAGCAGCCGACCCGAACTGCGACATCGAGAAGATGGAGCGCCTGATGCAGATGCACGAGCGCATCCAGGCGCGTCAGGCTGCCGCCGACTTCGCGGCGGACCTGGCCGAGATGCAGGATGCCCTGCCCAGCATCGGCGAGCGCGGCAACGCCGCGGGGCGCTACACCTACGCCCTGTGGGAGGACATCAACGCCGCGATCAAGCCGATCATGAAGCAGTACGGCTTTGCCCTGTCCTTCCGCACCGACTTCTCCGACGGCATTGCCGTCACCGGCGTCCTGTCGCACAAGGGCGGCCACCGGGAGGAAACCACGATCAAGCTGCCCGCCGACGCGAGCGGCAACAAGAACGCTGTGCAGGCGGTGGCCTCCAGCGTGAGCTACGGCAAGCGGTACACCGCCGGCGCGCTGCTCAACCTCACCAGCCACGGCGAGGACGACGACGCCTTCACCGCCTCCACCGGCTTCGACATCACCAGCTGGGCGGACGCGATCAAGGACGCCCTGGACAAGGATGACCTGGACCGGGTCGCCGCGGACCTGCGCACCAAGACCGGCATCCCTGCTCCGGCCATGCGCCAGATCCGCGCCCTGTGGGCCGCCCGGGCGAAGGAGGTCAAGGCATGAAGGCGAACGAGGCTCAGGAATCGCAGGACTGGATGCTGGCGCGCTGCGGAATGTTCACCGCTTCGCGCGCCGCTGACCTGATGGCCCGCACGAAGTCCGGCCCGAGCGCGTCCCGGGCCAACCTGCTCGCGTTGCTGGCCGTTGAGCGCCTGACCGGCCAACCGGTGGAGACCTACCGCAACTCGGCGATGGATCGCGGCATTGAACTTGAGGCCGAGGCGCGGGACGCCTACAGCTTCATCACTGGCCGCGCCGTCGAGGAAGCCGGCTTCGTGTTGTGCAGCGAGCTCCCGAACACCGGCTGCAGCCCCGATGGACTGGTGGGCGACGGACTGGTGGAGATCAAGTGCCCGGCCAGCATGCAGAAGCACCTGGAAGCCCTGCGCACCGGCGCGCATGCGGTCGAGTACCGCTGGCAGCTGCAGCACCAGATGCTGGTCGTCGGCGCGCCTTGGGTGGACGCGGTGAGCTACGACCCGCGCTTCCCCGACCGCCTGCAGCTGGCCATCACGCGCGTGGAGCGCGACGAGGCGGCCATCGCCGAGCTTCGCGCCGCGATCAAGGCGGCCGACCTGGAGGTGGAGAAGATCGTTGACGAGCTGCGCCGCATGCCGGAGGCCGCCTGATGGGTACCGTCACCTTCCAACCAGAAGAGAGCCGCGCCGGATCGCGCCGCGGCGGGGCCGCCCGGGCTGCGCTGTACGCGCACGTCGTGGAGGGACAGCTCTGCACGACAGCCCAGATTGCGCGCCGGCTGGGCATCTCGCCCGACGCCGCCTATCAGCGGATCAAGAAGCGCCCGCACCCGCTGACGTGGGATTCCCTGGCAACGAAGTGGAGGAAGGCAGCATGAGCCGCCACTTCACCCGCCGCGCCCCGAAGCGCAACGAAGGCCTCAGCTGGGGCCGGTTCCCGACCGACGACGGATCCGCGGTGACCTACCGCCTGTTCCGGCGCGACCACCGAGGCGCGCTGCATATGGAAGCCCGGACCTTCTTCACCACCGCCGATCCCACCTACATCGCCAAGGTCCTGCGCCACGCCAAGCGCCAGTTGCGCGACCGCGTGGACGAGATCGACCTGGCCGCCATGGAGCAAGCAGCATGAACGCACACAATGAGCAGTCGTCAGTTGTCGAAAAGGTCGCCGCAGAGATGCGTGAGTTCTACGACGCGGAGATGGCGCCTGACGACGACGTACTGAAATCGTGGATCGACCGCCTCGCCGCCCAGCCCTCGCCAGTAGTCAAGCAAAACTTGACTACTCAGCCCGCCGCAGCGCAGCTGGGAGACCGACTGGACCGCGCATACGCCGAGCGCAACGCGCTCGCAATTGCGTTTGCCAAAGCTGCGCTCGCTGCGGGCTGGCGCGCCGGCCGCGGCTACGACGACGACCAGTCGAAGGACTGGGCGCCACAGTGGAGGCACGTCGTCTACGTGGACCTGCCGGACGGCCGCCAGGTGTCGTGGCACATGGCGCCGACGGAGGTTGAGCTGCTGGATCGGCTGCCGCAGTACGCGGGAGAGTGGAACGGCGAGTTCACGGCGCGCGATCCATCTTGGTGCCGCTTCGACGCTCCCGCCGCAGCGCAGGAGGCGGTGGCGTACAGACTGGAAGTCCAGACGGTAGGAAGTGAGCCATTCACGCAGTACGTCACTGATCGCGCTTTCATCGCCACACTTCGTAATGCTGGATGCAAAGTTAGCGTAACGCCGCTCTACGCCGCCCCCGTCACCGCAGCGCCGGCCGTCGCGTACATGATCGACGGGCGCACCGAACAGGGATTGACGTTCGACAAGGCCGCCGCCGAAACGATGGCGTTCGCCAATGGCGGCACCGTGCGCGCACTCGGCTTCGTTGGTGGCACCCCCGCAGCGCCGGGGATCGACCTTGCAACTGCATGGGCGGAGGGTTACCGGTCCGGCGTGACAGATGAGCGCATCAGCGAATCCAACATAGGCATTGCAGGTTTTGGGGCGAAGATCGAGCCTGCCAGAGCAAATCCCTACCTGATCGACGCCAGCCCCAAGGGCGCCACCTTCCCCAACGACGGGAACAGCGAGGCGCAGTTCATCGCCGACGGTGAACGTCTGAACTGCCCGGCATGCGGAGGAAGCGGGCACGTTGAGGACAGCCCCAAGGGCGGCAGCGATGCGCTGGACGCTACGCGGCTGGACTGGCTGGATGCCAATGGCTTTACGGCCTATCGCCAGATCGACCCCATTGACGGCCTGTCCCCGCATTGCGTGGTGGTCCACGAAACGCAGCTCCCGAGGCGCGGGAACGTCCACGACACCATCCGAGGTGCCATCGACGCCGCGATGCAGGCGCAGGCCAACAGCCACGGCGCTGGGGTGGTGGGATGAAGATGCGGCACATGAAGATGGCACGCTGTGCAGCACGTACGGCTGAGCATGGCGCATTTAGCCGCCTTGGCGTCGACACAGACTGGAAGCTCCTTGACGCAATCTGGAGGTGGCACCGGAAGTTCAAGGCGGTGCGCCATGGCTGACCTGATGCAGCAGGCCCGCGAGCTTCTCCATTGCCCGTTCTGCGGGAGTGCCGACAGCGAGATGCAGCAAGCCCAGACCGAGCACTATGTGGAGTGCCTTGAGTGCGAGGCATCCACGGCACTTTTGAGTACTCGACGCGAGGCTCGGGAACTATGGAACCGCCGCGCCGCCCTGCGCGCCGCGCCGGAGGGCTACGTTCTGGTGCCGGTGGAGCCGACGCCGGAAATGCTGATGGCGGCAGGTAGCGCCGTCCATAGCGCCACTTACTGGAAAACCGCGTGGGCCGCAATGCTCGCCGCCCGCCCGCAGGAGGTGAGGGATGCTGGCTGATACCCCACCGGTGCTGGACCCGTGCTGCGGCGGCCGGATGATGTGGTTCGACCCCAGCGACCAACGCTGCCTGTTCGGCGACCGGCGGAACGAGACGCTCATCGTCACCGACCGGACGCACCGCGAGGACGGCACCCGCGCCGTGCACGTCCATCCGGACGCGCTGCTGGACTTCCGCGCCCTGCCGTTCGCCGACAACTCGTTCCCGCTGGTGGTGTTCGATCCGCCGCACCTGGTGCGCGCCGGCCGGCATTCCTGGCTGGCGGCGAAGTACGGCCGCCTCGGCGCCGACTGGCGCGACGACCTGCGCGCGGGCTTCGCCGAGTGCTTCCGCGTCTTGCGCCACGAGGGGACGCTGATCTTCAAGTGGTCCGAGGTGCAGGTGGCCACGCGCGACGTGCTGGCCCTGACGCCGCACAAGCCGCTGTTCGGGCACCCGTCGGGCAAGCGCGCCGGCACGCACTGGATCACCTTCATCAAGCTGGCGGACAGCCCGCAGGAGGCGAGCGATGCCTGACTTCGCCGAGGTCCAGCACCATGCCCGGCAGCTGGCCGGTATGTCTGGCGTCGACCTGGAGCGCGCGCCACCGCGCACCTGCCGCCTGTGGGAGGCCCGCGCGCTCGCCATGTTCCACCTGGCCGCCGGCGACAAGGCCGAGGCCCACAAGGTCATGGCGCCGTTCAAGCGCCCCAACCTGCAACGCAATGGAGGTAGCCGGCATGGCTGACGAAATCGCCCTGTGGCCACTGAAGGAGGTCAAGCTCCGGGTCGGCCTCAGCACGGCTACGATCTACAGGATGATGGCCAAGGATCTGTTCCCGAAGCCGCGCAAGATCGGCACGAAATCGCTCTGGTTCTCGCCAGAGATCGAGGAATTCATCCTCGCTGTTGCGGCCGGCAAAGCCTGGTCCCCGAACATGGGGCAAAGCATGGGGCAAGACCTCGCGGCATGAAAAAAGCCGCTGAAATCAGCGGCTTAGATCAGGTCTTGGCGGAGTGAGAGGGATTCGAACCCTCGATAGAGCTTTTGACCCTATACTCCCTTAGCAGGGGAGCCCCTTCGGCC